AAGGGGTTTACCTTGAAACACCACCTTCTTTACGATCTCTTGGAACTCTCCAGTCTCACTACCAAGACCGATAGCACCGCAAAGCAATAGTGGTACATTGATATCTGGACCATGCATGTACTCACCATCTGGACCATACGATTCATAGTTAGCATCAATACGATCTAACCTATTCATAAACTCAGTTAGGTCTTGACTAGGCTTACTAGTGACTGCTTCAACAAAATCCTTGTACTTGTTTAAATCTACTTGACTCATACTAAATCCTTAAACATTTCTTTACGACCATTTGGACCCAACGTAGCATCAAAAATTTCTCTTGTACGTTGTAGCATAGCGCATGCCAACATTAACTGATCATTACGATCGTTTGTTGACAGTATTGCAGTATCAATTACTGTCATCATAGTTTGCATACGTGCTTCAATTGGATCAAACTCATATTTACTCATATTAAAATGCCCTCAGTATAATCATGTTAGTATTGAAACGACCGTTTGGCTTTGCTGCAACAGCCTTGATACCATCAAAGAATTTACGCGCAGCAGGCTTGCTACCCATCACTTCCTTAATTTGCTGTTCGGGCTTACGTAGTGTTTTGATTTCTGATTCTTTAGTACAGAAACCTACAATAGTATTGCCCTTCACACCAATGCTCTTAGTGTACTCGTCAGCAACATAGTGATGAAGTTTACGCTTTTTAGTATCGTAGACCCATGCTTCACTACAACCGTGAAGTTTAGTAGGGCTTACACTCTCAAGTTCAAGTTTCTCCAACTTGAATGTCTTGAGATACTTAAGACGCTTGACAACCTTCTCAACAGGTACAGGCTTCTTAGCACGTGGCTTCTTGCCAGCCTTCTTGAGATTGATATACGCATTGAGATCGGCGATCACGGTTTGAATACTGTTGATAATGTTCTTCAACTGAACCTTACCAAAACGCTCATAGGCTTCATTCAACTGCTCGTCCTTGCCTGCGAGTACCTCTTCATACTCATAGAGTTTGCCTTCCCAGGCACTGACCAACATAGGTACATGTTGTGGTAGAATGTTGCGTTGAGACAACAAGTCCATTGCCTTGATGCCATCTTTACCAGCACCACTCTTTAGATAATCATCCCACAAGCCCTCGAGTTCACCACCAACTTGCTGAGTACGCTCACGCATAATCTCCTGCACGTTGGGGCGATTGCTTGCAGGCGCTTCCTCGTCAGTCGTATCAACAGTTGTGAACGATACAAGACGATCTACCTCATTCTGTAGTTTAGTCAAAGTGTCGTTTGACACTACACTTCCCCTGAGAATACATCGTGCTAGCCAACCATAAGTGGTCTTGACATGACGATCATTGACACGGCGTATGCTTTTAGCAACTTGTTGTTTGCCCGCAACATCTAGATATTGGGCGATGAATTCTTTAGCGTCCTTGTTATCGTAAAAGTGATTATACCAATTGAACGCCTTAGCGAGTTCCCAATCAGTCGCGACCAAATCAGCATTGAAACTGGGTTCGGGACCAATGTGCTTTAAGTCAAAGTCTTTAGGCTTTAACTCTCTGATTTCTACTTTATGCTTTACCATAAATTGCTCCGTTAATATACTCTCAACTATACTATTTTACTAAATTATAAGGGCAAAGTCAAGTCCTTTGTAAGTCATTGATTTTACACTAAATACTTATATGCCAAAATTGTCCCTTTATAGCCCGGTAAAACAGAACGATTATAGATATTTGGATAGAACCATATCCGAAACATTAACCGTAGGTGGCACGGATTTATACATTCATAAGTATTTAGGCCCTGAAGCACAAACTCCAAGTCCTGATTACACTCAACCCCAGTATATATCACCCGATCCTACACAAATTCAAGATTTATTATTTTTAGAAAACCGTGATCGTAAATATGATCCAAACATTTACCGATTGCGAGGACAATATAATGTACAAAATTTAGATTTTGATTTAAGTCAGTTTGGGCTATTTTTAAATAGCGACATCATTTTTATTGTCGTTCACTATAATGACATGATTGATATCATTGGCAGAAAATTAATGGTGGGAGATGTTTTAGAACTACCTCACTTGCTAGATTACAATCCTTTAAAAGAAACTATTCCAGTTGCACTAAAACGTTTCTATCAAATTACAGACGCAAACTTTGCCAGTGAAGGTTTTAGCCAAACATGGTATCCACACTTATGGCGTATAAAGTGTGAACCGTTAATTGATAGCCAAGAATTTAGTAACATACTAAAAGAACCTATCAATCAGGATAATTACTTAGGCGATTGGGATAAAGATAAAGTTTATCCTCCTGGTTATGTTGTCAGTTTCGGTGATAAAAATTATATTAGTAAAATTGAAGTACCGGCAGGAATTAAGCCTCCGGATCCTACTTATTGGGAACTTGATCCAAATCAAAATCTTAAAGACATTCTTGCTACATATAACAAAAATATTGAAATTAATAACGCTCAATTGGATGAAGCGAAAAGAATTCTTCCTAAAGCAGGATATGATAATAGTAAAATGTATGTCGTACCGACATATGGCGTGTATGAAAATAATAATGTTCCTTCAGGAAAACTAAATCAACCTGCCCCACCTATAAGTGTTGTTACATACAGCGGCGGCGCGCCTAGTACTACTGTCGGCACAGTCGTTTACATGCGTAACTACAAATATAAAAATCCAAGTGTCGGTATTAAAATATCAAAAGATGCACTTAAAAGCATTTGGGATATGACAGCCGATGTTGACTTATCTGATAAATTAGATAAGTTTGTTCAGACACATTTAGAAGTAACTGAAACTCCTCCTCCTGTAAGTAAGTCAGGCGGTAGATTTATAGAAGGCGATAAAATTCTTTCAGTAAAGTCTATGGGCCCAGTAACTGGTCCATATGGTACAGCAGATAATACCTATGCTACTGCTGATGCCGATCCTACACAGCCAGGATTCACAGGTACGATTAGTACAGAAATGGATTGGCGCGCAGACTGCGATCCAGCGTTCCAATATATTGCACGATCAACACCTAGAAGTTTTGGATATGAAACTGGTTATATGTCGGGTGACGGACAAGCACCTAACGGACTACCAAGTGGTGCAGGTATAGCCTTCCCACAAAATCCTCAAGTCGGTGATTATTTCTTAAGAATAGATTATACTCCCCAGATATTATATCGTTGGAACGGACAATTATGGGTTCGTATATCAACTAATGTAAGAACTGAAACAGGTATGACTGCTACTGATAAGTCGCAAATGTCAACATTTATAAATAATGAAGGTGTTATCTATAGTAACAATGAAGAGAAACTAATACCTTCGGCTCAGCCTTTATCAAGCATATTAGATTTAGCCCCTGATAACTTACCACCTAAACCATAAGAGTAATACATGGCACAATTTTTTTACGATAATCAAATACGCAGATTTTTAATACAGTTTGCAAAAATCTTTAGCAATTGGTATGTGACTAAAGGTAAAGATCCTAACGGTAATGATATTTTAGTACGTGTACCTGTTATGTACGGAGATCAAAGTAGACAAGTATCTACAATCATAGCAAACAATAGTGCTAGTACATTACCTAGTGCGCCTATCATTACCTACTTTATAACAGGGTTAGAGTACGATCAACGTAGAACGCAAGAACCTTTCTTTGTTGATAGATTAAATGTAAGACAAAGAGCCTATAATCAAGAAACTCAAACATTTGAAGAAGTGCAAGGACAAGCATTTACAATTGAAAGACTAATGCCAGTACCTTATACATTAAGAATGCAAGTTGATTTTTGGACTACAAACTATAATCAAAAATTAGAATTGATAGAACAATTAGGTACATTGTTTAATCCAAGCTTAGAAATACAAAGCACTGATAACTTTGTTGACTGGACTTCGCTTACAGTTGTATACCAAGATGGACTTACATTTAGTAGTCGCAGTATACCTATAGGTAATAACAATCCTATTGATGTTATGAGTTGGAAGTTTTACTTACCAATTTGGATAAGCACTAGCAGCAAACTTAAAAAGATGGGAGTGGTGCATAAAATCATTGCAAGTATATACAAAGGTAAAGCATTACAAGATATACAAGATGAAGATTTATTATTAGGAACAAGAAACAAAATTACTCCTTATGGCTATAAATTATTATTAATGGGAAATAGACTTCAATTGCTTCCTGCAAATGAAGCATTTGATCCAGGTAATTCAAGTTTATCTGATCCTGTACCTCCTAACACAAATTTGTACTGGAGTAGTTTATTAAACGTAT